GAATTGTAATAATGCCAAAAGAAAAAGACCCTAGATTAAAACGTGCTGGTGTAGAGGGCTTCAATAAACCAAGACGTACTCCCAAGCACAAAACCAAATCACACGTTGTTGTGGCAAAAGAAGGTGACAAGGTGAAAACAATACGATTTGGTCAACAGGGTGTATCAGGTGACAAAGGTGATACAGCAAGATCAAGAAGCTTTAAAAAAAGACACGCCAGTAATATAGCTAAAGGCAAAATGTCAGCAGCATATTGGGCTAACAGGGTTAAGTGGTAGTGGCTGAAAGTATTTTTGATTTCTTTACAAGGGAAGCTGGGCAGAAAAGGCGCAGAGCATTAGATGATGCAGTCGGTGGTTTATTAGAGTATTTAACACCACCAAACCTACGTCCAGCAGCAGAATTTGCAGCACAAGTAAATCCAATACAAGGTATGTCAGATAGCATGGCGGCAAGTGGCGTTGTGTTTGACCCAGAGCAAACAGCAGAGGCTAGGAAACGTGCTGCGTTAGATATGGGCATGGAGATGGCATTTGCTCTTACCCCTGCTGCATTGGCTGCTAGAGGCTATCTCACACCTGTTCAGGGCGTTATGGAAGGGCTGTTAGGTGGCTCACCAGCGCAAAAAGCAATTACAGACGATATAGTAGAAAGATTTACGCAACCTGGTGAAGTTCCTGTTATGGGCAGTGGTCTGGGTGGCGCATATGAAATGATTGGTTCTGACTTGCGAAAAAATATGGGTAACGAGCCATCATCTAGAGAAATTACAGGTCAAAATTTTGAAGGTAAAGGCGCAAATTTTTCTAATATGAAAGGGCAACGATCTAGTATTATAGATGACCATTATAGTAGAGGTTTATTGTCAACAGAAATGACACCGCCAGTGCCAATAACTTACAATGATTTAGCTGGTAAAACTATTATGGGATTAGTGGGTGATCCGACAGCTAGAAAAACAGTTACGCAAATAGGGGATTTACGTTTGGAAAATCCAGTAGACGTTCAAGCTGGTGCGGAATTTATGGATATTTACGGTTATGCATCTGCAAGGTCTGCAATGTCAGCGCAATTGCAAGAAGCTGCAAGCAGTGACGATGCGTTTTTTACTTTTCTAAATATGGCTGAAAAGTCAGGTGATTTTGCAAAGCATACAGGTGAAGCTGTTGGTGAAGCTTTTAGGGCTGCTATGACAAGTAATAGTAACCCAATACTCCGTGACAAAATACCAATGATAAACGAAAAGATTAGAAAAATTGGCGTACCTAAAAGTGAAAAAGTTGTAGATAGTAACGGTAACGAAATATTATTACCAAGTGGTAATCCAAAAACAAAAAACTATACGGTCTATCCGTTTGAAAATTTTAAATCTGTAGAAGACCCAAATTACATGGCAGAATATATTGCAAGTATTCCAACAGGATCAGAACGTGCAGCATTTATAAAAGGCTTAGATAAGGATGCATTACAAAAAGCTGGTGTGCCAAACATCGGTCAAATTAGAGTTGCGTTGGCTAATCCAGATTTAATTGGTAGAGACTTTTTAAGTGCAGGGTATCGTGGATTTTTCCCAGATTATGATAAAGGATTAATGGATACGACAGATGATATTCATAGAACTTATGACACATATGTAGAAAAAGTTGGGCCTTCATATACTTTAGATCAAGGCGGTGGCGGTGTGCCAGCTAATTTATTGTTTGTAGATAAAGCAGAAAAACAACGTGCAAAAGGCACTGGCGGTTTATTAGTTCCTACCTCACCTGATTATAAACAATACGAGATGTCACCAGAAGCATCTAAACAAATTATGGATGATCGTGCAGTAGAAATAGCTGATACATTTGTAGAAATAGAAAAAAGATTTGGTCGTGGTGCAGCATTGAGATATGGACATGAACTTCTTTCAGGTGGCAGAATTAGTGGAAGTATGATAGATAGTGCTAGAAAAGCTAACGCACCAGGAATTTACTAGGAGCTACTAATGGCAATAACAACTTACGCAGAGCTTAAAACAGCCGTAGCTAATTGGCTTAACCGCGATGATTTAACTGCTGTTATTCCTGATTTTATTTCACTAGCAGAAACAGATATAAACCGTAAATTAAGACATTACAAAATGATTGAACGTATGGATGCAACATTAGATAGTCGCTATGTGCAAGTTCCTAACGGTTGGTTAGAGACAATGCGGTTTAATATTACTAATTCTTCTACGGTAAAATTAGACTATATTGGACCTGAAGATATGCTGCAAAAACGTGAACAGAATAGTGATGCAGTAGGTGTTCCACAGTTTTATTCTCAGATTGGTGATGCAATAGAAGTATTTCCTACACCGTCAGGTGAGTTTCCAATGCAGCTTGCTTTTTTTGAAAGAATACCATCACTGAGTGATACCACGACATTTAACTGGTTATTACAAGATGAACCAGATTTGTATTTATATGGCACGTTGATGCAATCAGCACCATATTTATTAGATGATGCACGAACACAGACTTGGGGCGCGTTATATACAAACGCTTTAAATTCTTTGCAAGTTGCATCAGATGACACACGTTATGGTGGTTCTGGTCGCAGAATTATCATATCTAGTTATTAATATAAAAATGGTGTATAATGCACAAAGATTGATTTAAGGGAAAGCCATATGTCTTTTACAAATACTTTTGAAACCCATGTTTTAAATTATGTTTTTACTGCCACCAGTGTAACACGCCCTACAGCTTGGTATGTTGGTTTATTTACTGCTGATCCAACAGATAGCGGTTCTACAGCAAATGAAATATCAGGTAACGGTTACGCAAGAACAGCGGTAGCTTTTAGCGTATCTAATGATTTAGCAACTAACTCAGGGGCGGTAGAGTTTCCAGCAGCATCAGGCGGCAATTGGGGAACAATAACACACATGGCGGTAATGACTGCTTCCAGTGGTGGTACAATGATTGTTCATAGTGCTTTAACAGTTGCAAAAGCAATTAATGACGGTGATGTTTTCCGCATACCAACAGGTGACTTAGACATTACGTTAGCCTAATGACTGTTTACCGCGCTAATTACGGTGATGCTTTATATGGTCAGGATACTTACGGTTTATCTGGCTCTGTAATTGACGCAGCAGCAAGTATTACACCAATTTGCTCTGTAACAGCAACAGCGGTTAAAGTATTTCAAGGTGCATCTACGGCAACTACAGCGTGTTCTGTCACAGCTTCTTTGCAACAGGTTAAGTCAGGCGCTTCTACTGTAGCTTGTACGTCAAGTGTAACTGCAAATTCTGATACAATTATTGGTGGTGCTTCTGCCACAACGTGTACATCTGCCACAACTTCATCAGCAATTAAGGTAAGAACGGCTGCTGCTAATATTGTCTGTCAGGGCGTTGTTGTAACGGTTGCGGTAGAATATCCAGAAGTACCAGGTTTTAGACCAGGTTACGGTAAAAACACATATGGCTCATATATTTATGGTATTAACCACAGTGTAGAAGAGGGCGCTGCTGCAATTAACCTTGCTTGTAACGTCACAAGTGCTGGTATTCGCATTGCAGATGCAGCGTCAAATATCACCTTAACATCTACTATGACAGCTAACGGTGTCATAGATGTTGTGGGTCAGGCAAATATTGCACTATCATCTAGCGTAAATATAGAGTATAATCGCGTCAGATTAATGGCTGCTAGTTTAAACGTAGCTGCAACAGTAACGATTAAATCAAGGTATAAATGGTTAGATGCGCCAAATCCAACTACAACATGGACGGATGTATCAAACCCAAGTACAACTTGGACAGAAGCAGATTATTTAGAAAGGGCCGCATAAATGCCAGCATCAACAACTAATTATTCATGGAACTTACCTACCGTTGGCGGTGATGAAGATGCCTGGGGTGGTTTTTTAAATACAAATTGGACGAATTTGGACACGCTTTTAGGGGGTGTAACAAATACTGAGTTTGAAATTTTAGATGGCGCGACAGTGTCTACTGCTGAATTTAATTATTTAGTTGGCACAACTAGCGCAATACAAACTCAGTTAAACGCTAAAGCATCAACTGGTAAGGCGATTGCTATGGCAATGGTGTTTGGATAATATAGGAGTTTTTCATGGCAAATCCAAATGTAGTCGCAGTAACTAGTATTTTAGCTCAAACAGTTTTAGATGCTGATGTTGCTGCAAGCGCAGTTAGTTTATTAACGTGTGCATCAGATAAGTTATGTAAAATTAATTCATTAGTAATAGCTAACATAGATGGCACTAATTCTGCTGATATTTCAGTGTGGATTACACGATCTAGCGTTGATTATTACATAGCTAAAACAATCACAGTATCGGCTGATAGCACATTGCTACCCATAGATAAGAACATGGGGCTGTATTTAAATGAGGGTGACATACTCAAGATACAAGCAAGTGCAGCAGGAGATCTATCTGCTGTTCTTTCATATGAAGAGATTGATGACGCTTAATAGAAAGTAGCTTAATGAAAGCTTTCGGTAATATTGCAAAGGATGGTCAGGTCAGGGCAGTAGCTTCTGGTGCTTTGACTGATGGTAAAGCTGTTATTGTAAACTCTGATGGAACTGTGAGTGTTGTTGTTGAGACATCTTCTTCTGAAAATCTTGGTTCTGACGTTACTTTTAATGCTGCTAGTACATCTTTTGTAGCAAATGCATTTGATAGTACAAACAACAAAGTTGTTGTAGCGTACAGTGATGGTGGTAATAGCAGTTATGGACATGCTAGAGTTGGTACGGTAGACTCTTCAGATAATTCTATTTCTTTTGGCACAGAAGTTACTTTTATAAGTTCTGCTGTTCAGTATATTTCTGCTTGTTTTGACTCTGCAAACGGAAAAATAGTTATAGCTTACCAAGACATAAATGATAGTAATAAAGGTAAGGCTATTATAGGAACAGTAAGTGGAACTGATATATCTTTTGGCTCTTCGGTTGAATTTCAAACTGGAGAAACAACATGGATTAATGCTGTTTATGATACTAGCACATCTAAAGTAGTTATAGTCTATAGAAACTCAAGTGGTACTGGTAAGGCCATAGTTGGAACAGTAAGCGGTACAAGTATTTCCTTTGGGTCTGCAGTAAGTACAGGACATGGTGCTCTTCAAGGAACGGCCGTCTATCACGCAGCAGCATCAAGAATTGTTGCAGCAGGAAAAGTAGACAACTCCACTGCTAATGCAGTGGTAGGGGCGGTAAGTGGTACAAGTATTAGCTTTGGAAGTGCAGTTGCATATGGAACATCTAGCGCACAAAAAAATAATAATAAAATTGGATATGACAGTGCCTCAGAAAAAGTAGTTGTATTTTATAGAGATGAGGGAGACAGTAGTGACGGAAAAGCTTCTGTAGGTACAGTGGACTCATCAGACAACTCCATCTCTTTTGCCACAGCAGTAACAGTTACCACAGACACAGTTGATATGGTTGGTGTACAAGGTTTTAGTTCAGGTGGTCAAATAATATTTTTATACTCTGATACGGACAACACTAAAGGGGATTTAAAAGTAGGAACAATTTCAGGGACAACTCTTTCTGTTGGCAGTGAATTAAATGTGCGTAATGGGGGTAATACAAATTACTGGGGGCTTTGTGAAGATACTACTAATGACAGAATAGTGATTGCTTATGAGGGAGCTAGTAGTCATGGTATATCTAATGTTTACAATCCTGATTTTTCAATAACCAACATCACCTCAGAAAACTTCATAGGCTTCTCAGATGGTGCATTTGCAACCACTCAGAGTGCAGCAATAAACACAACTAACACAATAGACAGAAACCAAAGCGGCCTCACAGCAGGGCAAACATATTTTGTGCAAGCAGATGGCACACTTGGAACAACAGCAGCTTCTCCCTCAGTAACAGCAGGAACTGCTATATCAGCTACGGAACTAATAGTGAAGGGTTAGACAATGAAAACTATCGTGGAAACATCAACTAAGTTAAGCAAGTATCTACTTGCAGATGACGTAGCAATTACAGCAACATCAGATAATATCACAGTAGGAGATCCTGCACAGTTTATTATCGCTGATCTAAACAGTGGCAACACGACTATTACTGAGAACGTGACCAACGCACCAAGCGATTGGACAGGCAACAAGTATTTCTTAGATGGCACAACTTGGTCAGCTAATCCTGATTGGGTAGACCCAGAAGCGGATGACGGAGAGTAAAAGCAATGCGTATCATTGGTAATGATCCAAGCGTACCAAGACAGGAACACGCTGTAGCTAGTGGTACGTTGACGAATGGTTCAAGTGTTATTGTTAATTCTGATGGGACTGTCAGTGTTGTTGCAGGGTCTGACACTACTTCTGGAACGGCTGTTCAGTTTGAATCTGGAAACATAAACAAACCAAGATCTGCTTATGATACTACTAATAATAGAGTAGTTATAGCTTACGCAGACTTAGGTAATAGTTATTATGGAACGGCTGTGGTCGGAACAGTTTCTGGCACAAGTATTTCTTTTGGAACTCCTGCTGTATTTAATAGCGCCCAAAGCAACGGTAGTATGAGTATCGTCTTTGATGATAATGCAGGTAAAGTTGTAATTTCATATCAAGATGGTGGAACTAATCAGGGAGAGTCTGTGGTTGGCACAGTATCAGGAACTTCTATTAGTTTTGGGTCTACTGCTACTTTTTTAGGTAATGATTTTAATAATTTAGTCGCATCTTACGACAGTAATTTAAATAAAGTTTTACTTGTTTACAGAGATGGAAATACCTCAAATCGTGGGGCTGCTGTAGTCGGAACTGTGTCTGGTACAACTATAAGTTTTGGAAGTCAGGCTCTTTTTACGGCAGATACCCCTGCAAGACCTAACGTGTGTTTTGACAGTAATGCTAACAAGTTTTTAATTGTTTATGATGACGGCGGAGATAGTAATAAAGGAAAATCTGTTGTTGCTACAATTTCAGGCACGAGTGTTAGCTTTGGTAGTGAAGTTACTTTCCATGATGCAGGGACAGATTGGATAGGAACATCTTTTGACAGTGATGAAAACAAAATATTAGTTGTTTATGAGGATACAGCAGATAGCAATAAAGGTAAGGCGGTTGTCGGAACAATCTCAGGGACGAGTGTTAGCTATGGTTCTGAAGTAGAAATTGGAAACTCTTCTGCTACTCTGGCTGAGATTGGAGTAGTGTATGATACAAATTTAGATGCTCATGTAATTACATTTCGTCCAGACTCATCAACACGGACACTTGAAACTATTGCTGCACAAGTATCAGGAACAACTGCAACATTCTCTAGTTCAGTTTCTTTAACAAATTCTGTATCAGATGAAATAGCTTTTCCAATATTTGATCCAGATACAAACAAAGTTATACTAGCATATCGTGATGAAAATGATAGCGGCAAAGGTAAAGCAATAGTTTTAAGTCCTGGGCTTGGCTCTAACATCACCTCAGAGAACTTTATAGGCATAGCTCGTAGTGGTGCAGCTTCTGGTGCAGGGGCTATCATAGATACGCAAGGTGCAATAGCCGACAACTTGTCTGGGCTAACAGCAGGGCAAAGCTACTTTGTTCAGGGTGATGGCACACTAGGTACAACGGCTGCTAGTCCTAGCGTCTTTGCAGGGACGGCTGTGTCAGCAACTAAACTTATCGTGAAAGGTTAGACATGTTAAAACGTATAGGTGCTGAAGAGAGTGGTGAGTTTAAAGCGATAGCCAGTGGCACATTGCCAAGCGGTAAGCCAGTGGTGGTTAATGCTGATGGGACTGTGAGTGTTGTTAGTGGATCGGATGCTTCTATAGGATCAGCAGCAGTTTTTGAAAGCGCAAGCACAGGTAAAACCGCTTCAACATTTGACTCAAGTAATAATAAAATAGTTATATGTTATAGGGATGTGGGTAATAGTTCTCACGGCACTGCCGTTGTAGGTACAGTTAGTGGAAGTTCTATTTCTTTTGGAACACCAGTAGTATTTAATGCTGCCTATACTAATGAACTAAGTGTTATCTTTGATAGTAATTCTAATAAAGTGGTGGTGGTTTATGCAAATAGTTCGCAAGGGACTGCCAAGGTAGGCACAGTGTCAGGAACTAGTATTTCATTTGGAAGTGCTACTGTCTTTGATGCGGCTCAAGGTGTCTACTTGGGTGCTACTTTTGACAGCAACAGTAACAAAGTTGTGGTAGTTTATACAGGAACAAACAACTATGTTGAGTCAAGAGTAGGAACTATTTCTGGTACGTCCATAAGTTTTGGTACTGCTGTAGTTGCTAAATCTTCTTCTACAGACGGAAATGCAATCACTTTTGACAGTAATAGGAACAAAATAGTAATAGTATCTAGAATAGGCACAAACGCTCAAGCAATGGTAGGAACAGTTAGTGGTACGTCTATAAGTTTTGCAAGTTCTGTTGGTATAGGAACTCAAACTAAATTTTTAGCTCTTACTTTTGATAGCTCAAATAATAAAGTTATTACTGCTTTTGTGGATGGTAGCGATGCAGATCAAGGTAAAGTTATTGTTGGAGACATAGACGGTAGTGGAGTTATAAGTTTTGGCACTGCTGTTGAATACAATGCTAATATAGATGAACAGCAAGGAGTTGCTTTTGATAGCAATGCTAACAAAGTTATTGTTGCTTACGACTCAGCAGGTACAAGCAAAGGGCAGGTGATAAGCGGTACAGTTAGTGGTACTAGTATATCCTTTGATTCGGAGACAGTATTTGAGGCTGCAAATGTTGAAGGTGTTTCTGTTGCTTTTGACAGCAATGCTAACAAAAATGTTATTTCTTACATAGATGGAGATAATTCAAGATATGGTACTTCTGCTGTCTTTGCTCCTGCTTCCACCACCATGACCTCAGAAAACTACATTGGTATGTCCAAAGGTGGGGCTGTAGCTGACACCAAGGGTGCAACCGTAGATATTATTGGTGCAGTAAATGATGAGCAATCTGGCCTCACACCAGGACAACAATATTTCGTACAGAATGATGGAACGATAGGCACAACGGCTGCAACGCCAAGTGTACTGGCAGGGACTGCTATTTCAGCGACAGAATTATTAGTAAAAACGTAAGGTGAATAATGCCGTTAATTTCTATGCAAATTCCAAAAGGTCAGTATAGAAATGGCACTGATCTTATGTCACAAGGTAGATGGCGTGATGTAGATTTAGTTCGTTGGCATGAAGACGCTTTGCGTCCTATAGGTGGTTGGCGTCAAAGGCAAAGCGTAAATATTAGCGGTGTTGCTCGTTCAATAATAGCTTGGGAAGATAACAGCGCCAACAGAAGACTAGCTACTGGAACTTTTAACAAATTATATGCATTACAAGCTGATGGAACTTCAGCAGATATTACTCCTGTTGGACTTACTGCTGGGCGTGTAGATGCAACTATAAACACTGGTTATGGCGCTAGTTTTTATGGGCGTGAAGAATACGGACTGCCAAGAGCCGACAGTGAAAACATATTAAAAGCTACCGTTTGGTCATTAGATAACTATGGAGAATTTCTTCTAGCTATGTCTCCTGACGATGGAAAATTGTATGAATGGCAGTTAAATAATGCTGTTAAAGCTGCACAAGTAACTAACGCTCCTACTTCTTGTTCTGGGTTTATGGTTACAGAAGAAAGATTTGTAGTTTGTTTTGGCGCTGGTGGTGATAGCCGAAAAGTGCAGTGGTCAGATCAAGAAGATAACACAACTTGGACAGCAGCCGCTACAAACCAAGCTGGTGATATACTACTACAGACTAATGGTGTTATTTTACGAGGTTTAAGAACAAGAGGGCAATCACTGATTTTAACCACAGAAGATGCCCACAGCATGACCTATCAAGGGCCACCATTTGTTTATGGTCTAGAAAGAGTTGGAACGTCTTGTGGGTTAATAGGCGCTGCTGCTGCTGTAGCTGTGGACGCTGGAGTGTTCTGGATGGGTCAGCGTGGTTTCTTTGCTTATTCTGGTGGTAGGGTTCAAGATATACCATGTGAAGTTGGAGATTATGTTTTTTCTGATTTTAATAATGACCAACGTAGTAAAGTTAGTGCTGTAGTAAACTCTGCTTGGAATGAAATATGGTGGTTTTATCCTAGCTCAGATAGCATGGAATGTAACAGATATGTAGCTTACGATTACGCAGAAAACATATGGACTACTGGTTCTATGGATCGCACTGCTGGAGTTGATCGTGGTGTATTTCGTTACCCTATGTACATCAAAAGCAATGGTATTTTATACGAACACGAAATAGGTTATAATTATGACACTGGAACGCCATTTGCTGAAACAGGGCCAATATCAATTGGAAATGGTGAAAACTTAATGAATGTTGTAGAACTTATACCTGATGAAAAAACATTAGGTGACGTTACTGCAAAGTTTAAAACAAGGTTTTATCCTACTGCTGCTGAAACAACTTACGGCCCATTTACAATGAGCAACCCAACATCTGTAAGGTTTCAGGGGCGTCAAGTTCGTATGCGTGTAGAGGGCAACACAGCGTCAGATTGGCGTGTTGGCATAATGCGATTAGATGCGCGGCAAGGTGGGCGTAGATGAGGATTGTCCCACCGTATACACCAGATATACAATCATGGGCTGAAAATATTAGGAAGTTTCTTGGCAAAGCCCTCAATCAATTAGATGCAAAAGATCAGTATAGTTCTGCTGCTGAAGATGGTGTTATTTTATATGATAGAGTAAATGGATACCCTGTTGTCAGTAAAAACGGTGTGTGGCGTCAAATAGTTTTAGAAGGTGGACACGGTGATTTTTATATTAATACAGACGTAACAGCGGCAAGCGCAAATACAGAGTATCAACTTACATACACGGCTGAAGCTAGTAATTCTGGTATTACTTTGGGAAGTCCTGCAAGTAGAATTGTTTTTGGAGAAGCTGGGCAGTATGTTATAGCTTTCTCAGCGCAAATATCATCTACATCGGCAAGCACTGTTCATTTTTATTTCTGGCCTAGCGTAAATGGAACAGATATAAATAATAGCGCAATGACCACAGCTTTGCACCAAAACAATGCAACTTTGGTTGCTGCAAGAACTCAGGTTTTTACGGTAGCGGCTAATGATTATTTAGAAGTAAATTGGATGACAGATAGCACTAGTGGTTTTTTAAATGCTACGGCTGCCTCTGCGCCAGTGCCAAATATTCCTGCTTCAACTTTGTCAATTACAAGATTACATGGGTAGGGGTGTAAATATGTATAAACTATGGTAAAATTATGAAAGATTTTATTTTAAGCGATGATTTAGAAAGATGTCAGCCTTGGATAGAGGACGCACTGCAATACTCAGGTGGCACACATACTTTTGATGATATTGTTTTAGGTATTGCTGAAATGAGGATGCAATTATGGGCTGCACCAAAGGGGTGCATTGTCACAGAAATTGTGGTATATCCTAAAAAGAAAGTATTACATCTGTTTTTAGCTGGTGGTGATTTGGAACAATTAATAGATATGAACAACGATATAACTAATTGGGCGGTTGGTCAGGGTTGCACTGGTGGAACAATCACAGGTAGATTAGGTTGGAAAAAAGCATTAGCGCCATTAGGGTGGAAATTAAAAAGTGCTAATTACGCATTTGATTTAAATAATAGTGAAAGTGATTAGGAGATAATTATGGGTGGTGGTTCTCAAGAAACAAAAGCAACCTTACCGAAATTTGCGGAAACAGGGGTTCAACAAACTTATGGGATGGGTAGAGATGTTGCAACTCAACAGGCTACTTATGTTCCTACATACGGCCCAACAGTAGCTGCATTAAGCCCTGATGAACAAATGGCGATGCAATATACTGATATGCAAGCGAACGCATTTGGTATGCCTACAGCAAACAGGTCAGGTTATATGCCACAAGCAATGCAATATGAGGGTGGTATTCAGGGATATTCTGCTAGACCATTAGCAGATCAAGCAATTGGATTATTACGAGATGAAAACCCTGCTTTTGCTCAGTATACAGAAAGCTTTGGTATTGATCCAGAAACAGGAGAAGTTGGCTCAAGAGCGTTAGAAAACCAACCTGTAGAGTTAGAAATGCAAAGCAGTGGTGGGAAATAGGAGAATATTATGGGTAGTAGGGGACAAACACCAGGTGGGCAAGTAGCAACTCCAACGCCAGTAGCGCCAATGCCTAATGTTCAAGGCGCAGGGGGGGTAAATCCTTTTCAGCAAGCAGCAGCGGCACAAACGCAAGCTTTGGGAGCAACTACGGCTGGGACTACTTACGCAACTGACCCAAGGGCAATGAATAGAATGTCGGCTGGTATGAATTATCAAGCACCAACCGCTGCAACAAATGCCCTGACTGCTGGTAGTAATTATCAAGCAAATCAAGCTGCTATGGGTGGCTTTCAGCAAGCTATGGGCTACAACCCACAAAATGTACAAGGTACTTCTTATCAGGCGGCACAGCAAGCAGGGCCAGAACGTGCTGCTGTAGGTTTATCAGCCTATATGAACCCATATCAACAGCAAGTAATAAATCCTGTTGCTGATGCAATAGAGAGACAAAGGCAATTATCAAATGTTGACTTAGCATCAAGGGTTGCAAAAGCAAAAGCGTTTGGAAGCCGTAGAGACGTTGAGCAAGACAGATTAGATGAAGCGGCATTGCGCCAAACAGGTCAAGCTTTAAGCCCACTTTACAACACTGGTTATAATCAGGCATTGCAAGCTGCACAATTTGATGTTGGTCAACAAAGTGCAATTGGTAGTGCTAATGTTGCTTTGGAAGATCAGGCTAGACGTTTTGGCGCTCAACAGGGAATGACTGCACAGCAACTAAACCAAGCTGCTGGACTACAGGGTGCTAACTTGAATTTACAAGGCTCTCAAGCAATGTCTCAAGCAGATTTAGCTGCTGCTAATGCTCGTAGAGCGAGTGCTGCAAGTCTAGGAAGTCAGGCTGCTCAATCTGAACAACTAGGTATGACAGCAGCAAGAACTTTTGCTGATACAGGTCGGCAAGACATGGCAACAAGATTGCAAGCTGCTAATCAATTATCTAATTTAGGTAGAACTAGTTTTGGTTACGGCACTGCAATACAAGACCGTATGGCTGCACAAGGCGCTCAACAGCGCGGTATTCAGCAGCAATTGATAGATCAAGCACAAGCAGAACAGCAGCGATATAGAGGTGGACCAGCGCAAGGTCTAAACACAATGCTTGGTACTGTTACAGGGCAAACTGGAAACTTAACTGGAAACACAGTAAGTCAGAACCCAGGTTTATTTAATTATTTGCAAGTAGCATCACAGTTTCCAACTGGTTAGGAGAAAAAAATGACAATGAACCCTGATCCACAACAAAGCGGTTTGTTAGGTTTTTTTCAGCGCATGAGAAAGCCAAACGAGCAAACTGGCTTATCGCCATTTCAACAATTTGGTGCTGCTCTTGATCCGTTGATACTGCCACAAATGAGGGCTGGACAGCAAATTAGAGAACAGGGCGCACAGCGTGTTGCTCAAGGCAATAAAAATAAAACTATTCAGTTTTTGCAGCAAAAGGCAAGTGAAGGTGATACTGTAGCTGCTCAAATTTTAGCTGGTTTGGAAAATAATAGTTTAAGCGTTAAAGACGCAATGGCACTGTACTATAATCAAGTTTTCGCAAAACCAGGCAAAACAGGTACGTCTGCAATAGAAAATTATGAGTACGCAAAGAATGTTTTGGGTATGTCAGAAATAGATGCTCAAAAATTTGGCAAACAGCCGCCATTGGTAGATATGTCTGCAAAGCCAGAAGCGCAAGCAGCAGTAGATGCTGGGTACAGATATACAAACGAAGTATTTGATCAGGCTAAAAATGCAAAACAGTCTCTCAATACTATTCGTAGGCAAATACAATTATCACAAAGTCAAGATTTTACCAGTGGAATAGGACAAGAGTTTTTTAATCAAGCAAAGCAATGGGCAGAAAGATTTGGTTTTGGTGACGCAAATGTTTCAAGTAATCAAGAATTTGGAGCATTGGTTAAGCAAACTGTTCTTGATGCTTCAGGTGGTAGTTTAGGTGTGGGTGTAAGTGCTAGTGATGTTGTTTATCTTGATGCTATGAGAGCAAATCAAAATTATAATCCTAAAACAATAAGAAGTATGTTGTTTGCTCAAGAACTGTTAGATAATCGTAAAATTGAACTTAGAAATTTTGCAAATGAGTATATGAAGTCAGATATAAATAATGGCAAACAATACATTGTAAACAGATTTGATTTTGAACTTGCTGCTGAAGAATATTTTAAAGATAAGCCATTGTTTGGCGATTTATACATGGAGTAAATTGCATGGCGCAAAAAAAGCTTTCAGAAATGACATTAAAAGAATTAGAAACTGAATATAATTCAATAAAAAATGATAGTTCAAAATTGCAAAAAATTGAACAATTAGAAAATTTTGCAAAAAAGAAATTCAATGTTGATTTGTTTTCGGGAAAAATAAACGATCAAAATATTAATTTTACAGATAGAATTTTGGATGTTGCCCAAGCTGTTCCTAGAGGCGCTTACAATGTTGTAGAAGGTTTAATTGATGCACCAAGAGACATTGTCGGATTTGGCGCAAACATGTTAGAAAAAGGCTATACTAAACTCACTGGCGATGAACAATTGTATGATGATAGAACAAGAGCTTCTATTGATGCGGTCACTGGTAATAGGGATGTCGGGGCGTCAGAAGAAGTTTCCAATCAAAGTTTAGGTCAAACACTTTTAAATCCACCCAGATTAAGCCAAGTTCGCAAAGATATTCCATCACTTGACGCATTTGTAAATCAAGAACCAAAAACAACGGCTGGCGCAGTAACTGAAAGAGTTACAGAGTTTGTTCCATTTGCTGGTAAGAACATTGTCACTCAGGGAGTAGTTCCAGCTATTACTTCATATTTTGCTGGTCAATTTGAAGGGGTTAAAGGCACAAATTTACAATTTCCTGTAGAAGTAGCTAGTGCAATTTTTTCACCTACTATTTTTAAAAAAGTAATTAGTCCTAAAGGTGGGCAACTTGGTGGTGCTACAAAGGAGCAATTGGATTTATTAGAAGCAGAAGGTGTTGTACCAAGTGCTGGTTTATTAACTGATGATGTTAATATTAAAGCGTGGGAAGAAGCCACTGCTGCTGGTAAAAACCTACAAGAAGCGTCTTATGAAGCCTTTAGTCGTGCTGCTTTAAAAAGAATTGGAATAGATGCTAATAGAGCAACGCCAGAAATGTTGGAGGCTGTATATAAACAACTAGGAGTTAATTTTAATAATTCTATTGGCGCAATACAATTTAAAAACTCCAAAATTGTTCCTACAACAAAAGATTTAGAAGATTTAAGTAAAATTTTAGGTACTTATGGCGGTCAAGTATCTCCATCTATGGCTGCACCAATTTTTCGGGAAATTGATAGTGCATTGAAAACATCAGCGCGAACAGGTCAGTCTCTTAGTGGAAATCAGATTAAGCGTTTCCATGCTACTTTAAATGACATGACAAGACGCGGTGATGTTGACGGACAATTTGCAAGAGAAACAATTTCAATTGTTAAAGATTTAATTAATAGAAACTTAACAAAAGAACAATCAAAGTTATGGGTTGATACAAATAAAAAATATAGAGATTTTCTTACAATAGAAAAAACATTAATGAAAGCTGGAGATGCAACAAGCGGTTTGGTTACTCCACAAAATTTACGCACAAGTGCTGGGCAAGTTTTTAAGCGCCAATATCTTTTTGGGAAGTCTGATCTAAGCAATTTAGCAAAAGCTGGCTCTGTTGTATTGAAGCCATTGCCACAATCAGGAACACAACCACGTTTGGCGGCGGTAGGTCAGGGCGGTACAGGTACAGATGCAGCGCGATTTGGGGCAGCAGCTTATGGTTTTACAGGAGACCCAGGAATAGCCGCGACTGCTGCAACTGCTGGATCATTATTAAGTCCACTAAGAAACCAAGCAGTTTCTACACCGTTAGGACAAAATTATTTGAAAAACCAAATGATTACAGATTTAGAAAAAAACAATCTATTAAGAATGTTAGCAGCTACTACTATACCTAGATAGGAATAACATGCGATTAGAACCATTAGATCAAACACAAATTGAAAGCATTGTTTCCAAAGCTATTGAGGATGCCGTGGATTTTATAGAGGCTGAAATATCTCCAAGAAGGATTAAATCACAAAGGTATTTTGATGGTGAAGTAGATATAGGGCATGAAGATGGGCGATCTAAATGTGTTGCTACAAAATGCAGGGAAGTAGTTCGTGGCATAAAGCCATCTATTCAACGTATTTTCTTAACAAATGATAAGCCTGTAGAATTTGTTCCTAGAGGGCCAGAAGATGTGGCATTAGCTGAACAGGCTACTTCTTATATTTCGTATAAGTTTCAACAGCATAATGGCTATAAAGTTTTAAATGACCTCTTTCAAGATGCTTTAGTAAAGAAAACTGGCATTGCCTATGTCTATTATAATGAAGAAACAGACCAAGAAATTCACACTTTTACTAATTTAAGTGAAGAAGCTTTTGCCTTGTTGGTAGAAGATGATGAAGTAGAAGTTATAGAGCATGAAATGCGTATGAGCATCAGTGTAGATGACATGGGCATAGACATAGAAGTTCCAGAGCATGATGTAAAAATATCAAGAACAATTCCCAAGGGTGATATTTGTATAGAAAGCGTACCACCAGAAGATTTCTTTGTAGATCGTAATGCTCGTGGAATTGATAATTTCTATATTTGTGGTCACAGCACAGAAATGCGTGTGGGTGATTTGTTGGCTATGGGCTTTAAGCTAGAAGACTTAGATGGTTTAGAGGGTGGTCAATACAGCGTTGTTGATGATGAAGCAGAATTTGCTCGTAGAGGGTACTCTATAGATGAAGATAGTGATGAAAATATTACTACAGCTTCAAAGAAAATAACCGTTACCCAGGCATATATGGAATTAGATATTGAGGGTACTGGAATACCTAAATTGTATCAGTTTATATGTGCTGGCTCTATCTACAAAGTATTAAACTTCTATGAAGCTGATAATGCACCATATGCTATATTTGAGTGTGATCCAGAGCCACACGCATTTTTCGGCACAAGCTTAGTTGATTTAGTAATGGATGACCAAGATGCTGCAACTTCTATGTTGCGTGGTATTTTAGATAATGTTGCATTAACAAACAATCCTGGTCTTCAAATTATGGATGGTCAGGTAGCCGTTGATGATCTTTTAAATAACGAAATTGGGCGCATTGTAAGAGTTAAATCACCAGGTGCAATAAGTGAAATGTCTGTACCATTTACTGCTGGAAGCACATTACCAGCATTGCAGTATTTTGATCAATTGGTAGATAATAAAACTGGTGTTTCTAAAATGGCGCAAGGGTTAGACCCTGATGTGCTTAAATCCTCTACAGCAACAGCGGTAGCTGCTTCTATGGAAGGTCAAACAGGTCAAGCAGAAGTAATCGCAAGGAACTTTGCTGAAGGTGGTATGAAACAACTGTTTTCATTAATGCTAGAGCTAATGGTTAAAAACGCAGACGGTGAAGAAATGATGCGTTTAAATGGCTCTTTTGTACCTGTAAATCCAGCAGCTTGGGAAACAGACATGGATTTAAGTGTAAATGTAGGCATAGGTACAGGACGTGAAAACGAGCGTATGGCAGCATTACAGCAAGCGTTTGGTATTCAACAGCAAATATATAATACATATGGTGCTAACAACGGAGTAGTGACCCTTACACAAATAAGAAATACAATGGCTGATATGTTGGCTATTGGTGGTGTGAGAAATGCAGATCGTTATTTTATGCCTATGACGCCAGAAATAGAGCAACAAATGATGATGCAACAGCAGCAAATGATGCAGCAACAACAAATGATGCAAGGTCAACAACCTGATCCAAATGCTGCATTTATGCAGACAGAGGCAATGAAAGCTCAAACTAGAGCGCAAGTAGATATGTCTAAAGCCCAAATGGATATGCAGTATAAAATGCACAAATTAGGCATGGATGACGATTTATCCAGGGATGAAATGGTGCAAGATTTGGCCGTTAAAGTTGCTGAGATTTTAGGTAAATACGGTACTGCTGTAGACACGGCTAGTATTAAAGCAGAACAAGACGCAAGCAGACCACATAATGAACAAATGATGGGAATGGGCGTTGGATATTGAGCAAAAGGCCAAACGGTCTAAATCGTTATTAGAGAATGAGTGGTTTATGAAAACCATGCAGAATTTGCGAGAACAACAAATGAATGTTTTTGCGAATAGCGCAGCTACGGAAGTAGAAAAGCGTGAAAAGGCGCATAGTATGATACTAGCGTTAAATGCAATCCAGCGTGAACTACAAGCGGATATAGACGCTCTTACGCTTATTAGAGGGAAGGGAAAGCACCGTGGAAACGACTAACCCCATCAACGGCAATGATTTACAGGCGGTTGCCGATAGTTTGATTATAGAAACGCCAAATAATCCTGAGAAATCTACAGAAGAAGTTGTAGAGGCAACTGATGACGGTCAGACCGAAATAATAGAAGATGCAGAAGAAGAACAGGATGACGTTGAAGCCCAAGCCAACGAAGATGATATGGGTGAGGAATACGAAGAAGCTGAACAGGACGAAGCTCAACAAGAGCCTGTATACACCGTCAAAATTGACGGAACGGAAAAACAGGTAACCTTGGACGAGCTTAAACGTGGCTATTCAGGGCAAAAGTATATCCAAAAGGGCATGGCTGACACTGCTGAAACTAAAAAGTCATTAGAACAGCAACAGCAACAAATTGCCCAGGAACGCCAAATGCTTATGCAGATGGTACAACAAGTGCAGAATGGCAATGTTCCGTCTATTCCTGAATATCCGTCTGAGGAACTACAAGCTAGTGACCCTCTAGGTTATTTAGAGAAAGAGGCAGAATATCGTCGTGCCGTAGAAAAACGCCAACAATTTGACCAACAGGTTAATTATGTGGCGCAGCAAGAAGCGCAACAAAGGCAACAGCAGAACAATCAGTTTCTAGAACAACAGGCGCAACGCTTGTCGGAATGGATGCCTGAATTTGCTAATCCTGAGAAGCGTAACGTATTTATTCAAGATATGTCTTCTAAAGCAAAAAAACATTACAATTTAACAGATGAACAAATTGGAACTGTTAAAACTGCTGAAGAAGTCCGTATACTAAATGATGCGTTAAAATGGCAAGACTTACAGGCTAATAAGGGCAAGGCTCAACAAAAAGCCGAAGGCGCTAGGCCAGTAGTCAAACCAGCAGCTAAACGTGCGGCAAATTCTGGACGAGTATCCAAAGCTAAAAAAGCAGAGGCAGCAATGAGGAGAACGGGTAGCATTGATGATGTTGCAGATTTCCTTATGAATAACTAACTTTTGCATGAAAGGATACAGCAATGGCTGTTACAGCAAATACAAATGAGACTTATGATGTCTCTACAATAAGAGAGGATTTAGCTTCTGCTATGGCCTCAATTTCGCCAACGGAGACTGTTTTTATGTCTGCTATTGGCACACGCAACGTTGACAACACTTACTTTGAGTGGAGTGAAGTTGACCTGGCGGCTACTGGCGCAAACAGGCAGATAGAGGGTGATGTAGGACTATCCAACACAGCACCAACTAACGCTGTTCGTAAGGGCGGATATACGCAGATCAGCGCCAAGGTTGTAGAAGTAAGTTCAACCAATCAGGCAGTCAACGGGGTGGCAAACGCACAAACTGTTGCAAAGCAAGTAGCTTACAAATTAAGCGAACTAAAGCGTGATATGGAAGCAATGCTTCTAGCAAACGTGGCAGCCGCTGTAGGCTCATCTGGTACTGCTAGACAAACAGCAGGGCTACCAGCTTACCTTACTTCTAACGTATCTCGTGGTTCAGGTGGTGCTAATGGTACTACATCTGGAACAGGTGAAAGTGGTTCGGTAAATGCAGCAGCAACAGATGGGACTTTGCGTCCTATTACAGAGACACTTCTTAAATCTGTAATTGCAGATTGCTGGAGTTCTGGTGCTACGCCAACTATTGTTATGTGTGGTTCTGCACAGAAGCAAAAAATATCAACTTTTACTGGTAACGCAACACGCTTTAAAGAAGCTGAAGATAGCAAACTAAATGCTGCTATTGATGTGTATATCAGTGATTTTGGTGAGCTTCAGATAGTGCCAAACCGTCATATGCGTGTAAGAACAGTGTCTAGTGTAGATTATACACCAGATGTTTTTGTTCTTGATCCAAACTATGCGGAAGTTGCTTATCTACAAACAGCAAAGCAAGAGCCATTAGCGAAAACAGGTCTGAGCGAAAGACGCCTCATTTCCTGCGAATATGGCTTACAGGTGACTTCACAGAAGGCACATGGTGTTGTTGCAGATATAAACGCATCATAATACTAAGGGGGGCAGCAATGCCCCTCTACCAATGGAGTTTTATATGAAAATAAAAATTACTACAGATCGCCAACCATTTTTAGATGAAGAAGCTAGAAACATGGGGGATATTGTTGAGGTTAGTGCAGAAGAAGCTGCAACATTTATTGAAAACGGATTTGCAGAAGAAGTGAAAACAACAAGCAAACCTAAACGAGCGCGAAACGATAAAGGGCAGCTTATCGGAGATAATCCTGATACCCCTGACGTAAATGAAGCGTGGGAAGGCGGAGAAGCCCCAGAATGAGCAATACAGTATTAAATACCTCTTACCACACAGAAGATGGAAAGCTCGTTGTAAAGCGTTCTCAGGACGTACAACGCATACTTGATTTTAACAAGGAACGAAACATAGAAGGTCACAACCCTAACAGCGAAATGCGGTTAGCTGGTTCTATCCCTTTTGTCATTGCAGAAATGTGGGCTAAAGAGTGTGGCGCAAATATAGGATCGCAAGAGTTTCAAGAATATGTTAAAAAGAAACTAATGAGTGGCGATTTTTCTAAGTTAGTAGCAAACGGATATTGATATGAATAAACCAACATTAGCATCTTTGGATAAAAGGGTAGTAAAAGTGGAAACTCAACTTGATGAACGCTGGAAACAAATGATGGCAAGAATACAAAGGGTGGAAGTGGTTATTCTTGGCAGTGCTGGCGCAATTATCTTAATGTTGGTTTCTATTCTTACTAAGGTCTAATGCTTGACCCTATAAGCTGTGTAGGTCTTGCCACAGGCGCATTTAAGGCAATTAAGGCAACCGTAAGTGCAGGGCGTGATTTAGCCGACTGTGCAGGACAGCTTAATGAATGGGGAAAAGCTTTCTCAGATTTCAATAATTGTGAGCAAAGAGAACTTAACCCACCTTTCTGGAAAAAAACTTTTAAAGGTTCAGATGAAGAAAATGCCTTAGAAATTTTCGCTCAAAAAAAACGTTTAGAGGGGATGCGCCTTGAAATGAAAGAGCTAATTACCTGGCACTACGGAAAATCTGGGTACGAAGAATTATTGGCAATAGAGGCTCAAATGCGAAAAAAACGCAGAGACGAAGTATATAGAAAACAACAACAAATTGATAGTGTAATTAATTTTGCAATAGGTGCAGTAATATTTGGCATTGGTGCAGCTTTATTATTTGGGTTATTTTATTTCTGGGGAAGCAAGCAAGGGCGCTGGTAATGTGGGTTTTACTTTGGGTGCAATTATCAACAGGTGGATTTGAACACTATCATGTTGGAAGCTACACCAAGCAAGAGGTGTGTGAGCTTGCTAAAGAAGACGCTAAAGTTCTTGTCACAAGCGATAAAGCAAAAGTGGTATGTATTAAAATAGAGTTGTGACACTTAAAGAATTTCGCAATAAATACATAATATATGACAAATTAGGAAAAGTTGTTATAATCACACGAGAAAAAAGAATAGCAATTGCATATGCTAGGGCGAAGAGATGACAGAGTTTGATAAAGTAGACGCCAATAAAAATGGTGTTATAGAAAGAAATGAGTGGGATAATCTGCGGTTGGAACAGGCCAGATTGGAGATGGTAGACCAAGATTTAAAGCGCAATTCAGAACGAAGATTTACTGCCTTTGCATTATTCGGGATGCTGATTTATCCTTTTTTTATATTGCTTGCCTCTGTCCTTGGTTTTGACAAAGCGGCAAGTTTAATCACAGATGTTGCATCAGTCTATGTATTGTCAGCGAGTGCCGTAGTGGGCGCGTTTATGGGCTTCAACGCCTACAGCGCAAAGGCTAACGGTAAATCAGCAAGTGTAAAAATGGAGGGTGAGTAATGTTACAAGCGTTTATAGGGCCAATTGCTGAACTTGCTGGCGGTTGGTTAAATGCTAAAACTCAGAAGCAAGCGGCTGATGCAAAGCTCAAGTTAACTGAGGCTGAAGCAAAAGCTAAAATACTTTTAAGCAAAGAAACTTCTGTAGCTGATTGGGAACGCATGATGGCGCAAGGTTCTCAATCAAGTTGGAAAGACGAATATTTTGTAATAATTCTAAGTATTCCATTAATTTTATGTTGGATACCAGGAACAGAAGGTTGGGTTGATCGTGGTTTTGAACAGCTTTCCAAAGCACCAGACTGGTATTTTTACAGCTTGGGCATAGCAATCTCTGCATCGTTTGGTGTCAGAGGCGTACAGAAATTTTTTAAGAGGTAAAAATGGCTAAAGGTATGAAGCACTATTTTAAAGATGGAACTGAGCATAAAGGCGGCACACATAAAATGCCAAATGGTCAGTTACATAGTGGTAAAACACATGGAAAAACCAGCAAACAATTAGTTCATTTTAAAGATTTAAGTGCTACTGCAAAAAAGAAAGCGCGTAAAAATGTCTGATATGAAACTTCCAATAGCCCTTGTTTTTGCAATGGCTGTCCAGTTGGTTGCACTGGTGTGGTATATTTCTGGGCTAGTGCATGACATAGAGCATTTGCAAGGCCAAACATCTGCACAACAAGATATAATTGATATACTTAATGATGATGTAAATGACTTGTGGACGTTCTGTACATTCACAGAAAATAAATGGGCAGAAGCATATACAACCGATATGGTTTACGAACGATTATGTGGAACAAAGGAATTTGTTAATGAGTGAAGCATTAAAAAAACTCCAGGTTAAAATAGGCTCAAGTGCTGACGGTAGTTTTGGCCCTAATACCGCTAAAGCTATCTGCAATCACTACACGTTAAACCCAGAGCGTGGAGCGCACTTTCTAGGGCAGTTAGTGCATGAAAGTGGTACATTTCGTTACACAGAAGAAAACCTAAATTATTCTACAGCATCTATTCTTAAAGTTTTCGGTAAGTATTTTGACAGCGAAAGTGAAGCTGAAACGTGCGCTAGAAACCCACAGGCGCTTGCTGATAGGGTTTACGGACACAGATACGGTAATATGG